ATTAGAAAATTGAAAGAAGGATACTAGTATGACTAAGAGAGAATTTCTGAACACTATCGCTACCGCTGAAGACATGCCCGCTGAACTGGTTGAATTCGCCGCACATGAGCTGGAAGTAATGAACGCTGCAAACGAGAAGAACCGTGCCAAGGCAGCTGAGAAGCGCGCCACAAAGGACGCAGAGAAGGAGCCTATTCGTAATGCCATTATGGACGTTATGACGAATGAGCCGCAGACCGCCACTATGCTCATCGAGGCAGCCGGTCTTACTGACACGGTCAAGTCTCAGTCTATCCCTTCTCTTCTGAAGCCCCTTATCGAGGCAGGAACGCTTGAGAAGGTTGATGTGAAGATTCCGGAGAAGAAGGGAACTCAGAAGGGATATAAGCTTTCCTAAGCTCTCTACCCTAAGCCCTGGCTTATTAGCTGGGGCTTATTCCTTATTCTTTGATGTCATATAACGCGATGTCAAATTTTGCTAGCGCAATATCGTATAAATAATAATTTGAATTTTTGAAATAATTTGAATTTTGCGAGAAAAAAAATCTATCAATGGAACCAATGGAACCAATGGAACCCAATGGCCACAACCATTGATCGCCATCGTCCGGACACGCACTCTACCCCTCCCACGTGGGGAACTGTACCATCCCTTCTATATATAAGCCGTTGCTTCTAAGCCATTGCTTCTAAGCTTCTCTTTTTTCCTTCCTTTCGTCCTTTCGTTCTTTTCGTTCCCTCTTTTTTCTACTCCCTTCTTTTTTCCACTTTTCATCTATTCTCCCCTTTTTTCTTCCTTTTTCTCCTTTTTTGGAAAATTTTTTCGTTTACTTTTTCTACGATTTTTTTCGTTCTCTTCTTTTTTTTAGAATTTTTTCTCCTTTTTGTCCCCTTTCCTTTTCCCTTTTTTCTCTTCCTTCCCTCTATTTACGCCCTTTTCTAAAATTTTTTCTGTTCTCCCTTTTTTTGGAATTTTTTTCATTTACACTTTTTCTACGATTTTTTTCTTTTCCTTTCCTCTATTCTCCCTTTTTCTTTTCTCCAATTTTACTTTTCCCCTCTTATTAGTTCTATTGATTACGCCTTTTTCTTTTCTTTCTTCTCTATTTCTTTCGTTTCTCTTTTTTTTCTTTATCCCCTTCTTTTATCTTCCTTCTTTTACGCCCTTCTATTTATACTCTTCTTCTAATTTTTTTCTTTTTTCTTTTTCTTCTATCTTTTCTTCTTCTATTTTCTCCTTTTATTACTCCCTCTTATATATATCCTTTCTCTAATTCTATTATTTACGCCCTTCTTTATAATTCTTCTTCTAATTTTTTCTTTTCTCCCCTCTCTTATTTTTCTTTATTATGTTTCCTTCTTCTATATCCTCTACTTTTCCCTTTCTCTTTCTTTCTCTTTCTTCCTTTTTCCCTTTCCCACTTTTTCTTTTTCTATGCTCCCCTTACTTCTAAACCATTTTTTTCTACGAATTATTTCGTAAGCCCTATTTCTTACAAAAATATTCTTATCCGTTTTCTCTAACAGATTTTTTTATTTCCAGTTATAAGAGGTTTTTCTTGTATTCCTCTCAAAAATTTTGAGTCCTCAAATTTTCTTCCCTCTTTCTAACAGAAGAAAACTTACTAAAGGAGGCGCGCATGCTTCGTTACCACAAAACATATACCGAAAACCTAGTAGCAAAAGCCCTAGATGAATGGGGCTTTCACTATGTAATATTCTATACCTTCAAAGAGCTGCGCTCGGCTCACGGGGCGCCGACTGGTTATTCCTTTGGGATTCTAGACACGAGCTATGTCCCCTATCAGCTACTTCTCCTAATTGATATCCATTACGAGAACGCAAAAGAACACACAAAGAAAAACTACGTGTTGAAAGAGGAGTTCGCGCGCGACCATCAGCTAGGATTGGTTGTAATAGAAAACGAGGTCGCGCGCGCCATGAGCTATGCTCAATTTAGGGATTGGTTGGCAATGATGATTGAGCAAAAAGAATTTTGCGAAAATTGAATTTCTAACTAAAAAGAAGTATAATAAAAATAGAAAATAAATATCGGAGGTTAGAATGAAAACCATACGCATCTATAGTAAACGCCTTGCTGAGTATTTGACCGCCCGCGACTTCAAAATACTCAAAGTTATCCAAGACATTTCTCGCCCAACATTTTCTAACTGGATATTTGAAGATACTTTTGAATTGAGAGAAACAATGCGCGAATACTCTCAAAAGAAAAAATGAGGTAATTCAAATGCCAAATCAGAATCAGAATCAGAATTTTTACCCAAACCAGCGCCGAGTCACTAATCATAAGAAAATGAAAAATGGACGAATTGACGGCGCGGGAGGTTCATTATGATTTTATTCCCTATCCTTCTTGAGGGAGCGCTTTGCGCTCCTTTCTTTTTTTTCTTTTTCGTTCTTCTTTTATTTATTTTATTTATTTCTTTTATTTTTCTCGTCAGTCTGACTGACTTTTAAAAACCATGCGGACTGATTTTTAAAAATCAGTCAGACTGACTTTTGTAATCGCATCATAAAAATCAGTCTGACTGACTTTTAAAAATCAGGGAGAATGGTTTTTACAGTTTTATAATAAAAGAGAGGTAGAATTTCTACCTCTCAATCAGTCCATTATTTTCTAAATCTTGAATGCCCGCGCGAACATTCTTACGGCAATCAGTAGTAATTTCATACCAATCAAGAACTTCTTGAGGCGAGACAACACCATGATTGAAATGAGAAAAAGCCCAAACCCTAATGCCCCATAGGCTCAGTTTTCCAAAAATCTTAGCTTCTTCTTCTGTTATAGAAATTACTTTTTCTTTTTCAAGAAGCAAGGTACGAAACTTCAAAGCGCCATTTTCTCTATATAAATAACCTACTTCTTCTAACTTGCCAAGCGCTTCATAATAAGTTGCCCTCTTTATTCCTAAGCTATTCTCAATATCTTTTGGCGATAATTTTTGTATATTCCCATTATTAGACACAAGATAAAGATAAATTTCAAAAGCAGACGGAGATAATCGTTTCGCGGCGTCCATCCAAACTTTATTTTCAAGTCCTTCAATCTTATCTATTTTATATCACTCCTTTCTAGTAAAACTTTATATGGGTTTTTGCATTTTTACTGCTAGATTTTGCTGGGTTTTGCTGTTTTTCTTCTAGCAAAAGGTTTTGCCAGCCAATCTCAAAAAAACACATCCTTCGGCACCAAGCCGTTATAAGAAAGCCATTCCTTAACCACCTCAATGGCGCGCGATGCGACTTCCTTACAACAGAAAGTCGGGCCAAACATAGAAATATTTCCCGTTTTCACAATAGTTTTCCAATCTCCCGTTTGGCTATCATAACAAATAGAATAGGTACCTGCGCCACCGTTCTCTTCTGAAAAGCGCCAGAGAACTCGTTCTAGTACCTCATAATTCGAGCGCTTCTCCATCAGCTTCCTATTCGAGCAATAATTAGCTCCTGCGTAGAGTAAGGCATCAATACACAATCCTTGCTCTTTGCCCCGAGATATAAGACCGTCCCTGTCAATATAGTAATAAGTTTCATCCTCTCCCCTCTTTTCAAAAGGGGACTTCTCGTTCAATGAAACCGCATTACAAACCTCTTGATACTGTTCCGGTGTCAGCTCAATTTTCTGTCCATTCAGCACAAGATAATTTTTCATTTTACTCTACCTCCAATACTTCCATAAAGCAAACCCAACAATCCCATCGATCAAGAAAATCGTCCCACGTTACTTCCATAGCTTCCTCATCATCTTCGCTCTCCTCAATCAGTTCGCGCGCACAACTCTTAGCGTCAGACTCTTCATAGAAACAACGATAAGAGGGCTCACTTCCATCAAACTGGTACTGACCAATCATATAAACCTTCATTTTCTTTCTCTCCTTTTTCAATCAAAAATATCACCAAAACCTTCGTCGGCATCTTTTGAATCCCAAAGCAGACTCAAACCTTCGCTCAGCTCTTGCGCCGACATCAGTTCATCACCGAAAATTTTTTCAAAGGCAATTCTTTCCTTATCGTCTTTTACAAACATATAGTTTAGAGTGCGCGTTTCAAATTCTTCAACGTGCGCGAACATCATAGCCGAAAAGAACTCGCGCAGACTATCAAATCTTTTCCTATTATAATAACGACTTTCGAGATAAACACAATATTCATCATCAATTTGAAGAATCAAGACTCTGCCCATTAGATATCAACTCCATCATACGAATCAAATGAACTAAAAAGTCCCACGAAATCATCAATTGAATAACCGCAAAAGTTCCAAAGCCTTTCAAAGGCCTCAACATCGTCGCTTTCCTCATCAATATCCCAATAGTCAATAGACCTAACACCATATCGCTCATAGTGAGGAGATGCCAGCTCTTCAATAAAGTCGCCAAAAGATAACGAAACAATCTGGCTTTGTTCTTCCTTTACTACCCCGATGTCATTATCTCTCTTCATCACAAGATATCGCGTCATTCTAAATTACCTCCAAGCTATGAATTTCTCGCCAACCATTCTTCTCAATAATCTTTGTCCCAATGGTATTCTTCGAATGAAAATGGAAGAAATAACCAGTGTCAACAAACTTCGTCTCTTCAAGCCACTTCAAAATTTCAACGTCATCACCAATACTAATCACAATTGTATCCTCACCAGAAAACGCTCTCTCATAACATCTAATCGCTGCTTTGGCCGCGTTGGCTGTCTTGACCCGAACAAAACCAGTCGGCGCGGGACGGATATCATCAATCCAAAGTCTCATTCGAAGTCCTCCATTCCTTCGATGGTTCTAACACTTTCCAAAACTTTCGCCCACGCTTCATCATAAGAGCATCTCATTTCATGAGGCGTTGGAACGTCTTTTTGCCACTGGCTCCAATAAAAATCCTTCTTTGAATTCTTCTGATTGCACGGAAGCTGAAGCAAACGCCAAAGAAGATAACGAGTTTTTTTGATGTAACGCTTTCTAGTCATATTATTTCTTCCTTTCTTTTCTCATCTTGTATATATATTATATCAGATTTCCGGTTATTTTTCAAATCTGTCATATAAAATAGAAGTGGAGCTGAGGTCACTTTACGTTTCCTCAGCTCCAAAAATTTCATCAAGTGTTCTCGGCGCATAGTCCATATATGGCATCATACAGCCAGCATTTCTCATCTTACAACGAATTCCCCACTCATTCATTCGCGCGCGAACATCATCACAAATTTTTTCCTCCCATGTATTATGAACATGCCCATAAAGATGATACCAACCATCATAATAGTGGTTCTTGAAGGCAAAAATTGGGTAGTGGCAAAGAATTACATGGCGCCCTTCATCCTTTACTTCTGTATAATCTGTGATGCGCGCGAAGCACTTGTCGAAATTTCGGTCTCCAATTCTATCATGGTTCCCGCGCACAAGAAACTTATTGCCTTTTAGTTCTTTGAGAATAGGAATAGCTTCGTCTGCTTTCTTCCAAAACATATCACCCAACACATAAACCTGGTCATCTTTATCAACAACATCATTCCATCTTTTTACTAGCTCTCTGTCCATTTCTTCTGTTGATTCAAAGGGACGCATATCAAAGCGAATAATGTTAGAATGACCGAAATGAAGGTCACTAATATAACGAATTGCCATTTACTTATCTCCTTTTGTAATCCAGCCATAGATGGCCCAAGTCAAATAGAGAATTAGCGTTCCCACTGCGAGAACGCCAACTCCGCAAAGAATAGCTTGCCACCAGTTCATCAGTTGTTTGCTCCCTGAGAAATAAGAGCTTCTCTTGTAAAATCTGCACCATTATAAGAAGCATAAATGACACCCTCTGTTTTACTATAAAGTGTAAGGAAAGTATCAACGTTTGTAACAGAGTTGCCCATCAAGCAAAGAAAATCAAGATTATCACGAGTTTCACTATTCACATCAAACTCATAGAATTCATCAAAAGTAAAATCGCACCAAATAGTGATGAAATATGCATCGCCTTCATCAGACCACCAGAAAGAAACATTATCTTCACCAAAACTGTCGATGAACGTTTCTTCCAGTTCAACTAATTCATCTTCGCGCGCGGTTGTTGTTTCTTCTACTTTTGTCTCCGCCTCTGACTCAGTGGGCGCGGATGTCTCTGGCTCAGAAACAATTGTCTCCGGCGCAGTCTCAATCGATGGCCGCGCGCACCCGTAAGCGCAGCTCATAATCATCAGTAAACAAACAAGAATACAAATAAACTTTTTCATTTTCAAAAATCCTTTCTATTACTTTTCTTTTATTCTAAAACAATACTCTTTTGACCTTGGTCACTTTCATCTATTTCATAACTATAATCCACAGAATAGATTGTATCAGTATACGGATTCCCATATACATCAAGTTTACATCCGCAACCGAGTTCCGTGCAAATCCAACCAGTCGTTACACTTCTCATCGGCGCGCCGCACTTCGGACAATACATCCAAATCATTTCAATTACCCCGCATTATAACTCGCGCACAGAACTGTTCCCTCTGGAAATAAGTCTGTTGTGCCAATAAATTCCGCTTTTACATTCTCTGGTTTTGTCCAGTCTAAATAGGGAGAGAAGTCATCACTTTCATACCACGCTTTATCATAACGATAAGTTTCAGCATTATACCCAACTACTGGATACTCAGGAGTAGAACCAGGATGAATGTGCCGTGCAGTCTCTTCGTCGTTAGCTACAACAATAGCGTTATCATAAGTATTATAGCCAAGCCAATCATCAGCCCAAATCTTATAGATATTCATCTTCAATTCTCCTTACCACACAAATTTAATTTGTCCTTTCAAAAATAGAGACCATTAAGTCTTTTCTCTAAATAAGTTCCAACTTATTTGCTTCCTCTTTGAGTTTTTGAATATAATAGTCTAAAACATCATTACAACCCTTTGCATAAGCAGATGTATTGATTTTATACTTTCCTTCCTCTGCATCCTTGATCCACTCATCGACGTCAATAGTAATTTTTCTCATAGTAGTTCTCCTTCAAATTATTTCGATACAGAAAGTGTCATAAGCTCCAAGTAAAGCTTCTTTCATCAAATGCTGAAAATCCTTAGACTTCCCATTTTCAAGCCAGCACTCCTTCATTTTATGCCAATTCTCTTCACACTCGAAGAAAGAAGAAAGAACAGAAGCAAACTCATCCAAGGTAATACCTTCTTTGACACCAAAATGAAGATTTTCTCTTTGTAGGTAAATATCAAAGCGAACATTACTCATTCGCTTTGTCCTCCAAAATCCACAAGTCTCCGCGCCGACCAACAACATCGTAATTTTCCATAATTTCTATAAAAGAAGTCGTATCATCAATCGCGCACTCATATCGAGTTTTTTCTATCTTTGTCGAACACAAAATGAGTGCTAATTCAAGGAAAATAAACGCTAGAAACGCGCTGGCCCATGTTCGGCCCCACTGTTTTTTACAAGCAAAAACTACTTCAAAGAAAATAAGCACAATTCCAAGGACAACGAGAATTGCGATTTGCCATCCTGGATTTTTTTCTACATATTCAAACGTATTCAAAATCTCCATTACGTCGCCATCCACTCCTTCTGTAAGCACTCCTTACAACAGTAAACTGAACAGCCCAAAAACTTTGCTTCTTCCTTTGGAATTCTTGTTTCATTGATATCGAGTTCAAAAGCTACGGGATTTTCATTATCATGACTTCTACCACAAAAATAACACTTTCGCGCGTACCTTGCTTCTTCAGGAATTACTTTCATTTTCAATTTTCTCCTCTACCCAAATCAGCTTCTCAATTTTCTTCTGTCGAGCAATCTGCGGTTTCTGGTCATACCATTCATTTTCTTGCATCTCAGTCAAACCGACTTCAGACCAAAAAGAGTAGTATTGGTCTGAGTTGAAACGGACAATTTCTGTGCAAATAATCGACCAGCGCGAACTGTCATCAAAGTCTTGGTAGAAATAGTCAATATTTTCACCATAATCCTCACCACCAAAACCAGTACAAATAAAACGGACCAACTCACTATCAAACATTTCACCACTGCGCGCGGCCTCCTCAAGGAATTCTCGGATAATCTCCGGTGTATCACCGCGCTCAATTCGTTCCTCAACTTCTTTAAACGTAATCATCATTTATCTCCCGTTTCTCCATCCATCTTCGCCCCACAATCGGGGCAATAATTTGGCAATTTATATCTATCATTGACGATCTCGCCACACTCACTACAAGTATAATCAAAATAGCAACAATAATAATCGTCTGTCTGAAAACTATCATTGTCTTTAATCCACCGTCCATGCACCACCGGCGCAACGTCAGCGGCTGGTAAGTTCTCGGCGTATTCCAGCACCGTTTCAATGCCGTTTATAAAATGCTTGTTGCCGTTCTTTCTGTCATAATGATTACGACGGATGGGAAATTCCATCAGTTCTTCTCGTTTGATATATTCTGTCATTACTCTACCTCATGTAACCAAAACTCACGACAACAGTCAGTGCATTTTGCACCATAATTTGCGCATCCGCCATATTTGTTCCTGTGAGTAGAGGAAATAGGTGCCGGACACAGTGTCAAAATTCCATTCTCGTCAACTTCCGCTTCAGGCCACCGTTCCAAAAACACACTTTGCCTCGTCTTGTGCGGGTGCGCAGCAGACCACTTCTCGACAATAGCAATCTGAGCTTTAGCATCCACTGTTGAGTCTTGACCAACTGCGCAATATAACAACTCACCTTCGCAATTAGAAGCAGGACACCCATAACATCTAGTATCAAAACTCCTGCACATCCTGTTGCGTTCCTCAATAAACTTTACTGCATCCATTGTTCTACCTCCTCATATGCCTCTCTAAGCTTCCGAATTATGTTGCACCGTAGTTGTTTTCTGTGAGTTTTATAAACTCTTATTTGATTTCATTTCCTCCAGCGTCTACTTCAACCATGCTGTTTTCCAACACGTCGGTTTCAAATAGCATCCGTTCAAAAGCTCGTAACTCATCCATAACATAACCGAATTTCTTCTTATAATCTTCCAAGGCTTCTTCTTTTGTTTCGCCATATCCAATCAAAGAAAAAATATTATGACTTGTTACATCATACTTCGCATTATAAAAGCACTTTTCCTTAATGCTTATCTCATGAGATTGAAAGTTTTTCTTTCCATCATTATAATGAGTCAGTTCAATCATATTTTTCTCCTTTCAAAATATCAGTCTATACTGCGGTTCGCTTAATTTGCTCTTCAGCTTTTCTAAGTATAATTATCGTCTGTTCCACTCTTCCAATTCGCTTTTGGTAGGCTTACAAACCAACTCCACAGTATTTGCTGGAATTTCAATCCACAAAACATTATCATCATCTTGTGCGCCGAGTGCCTTACAAATTTTACGCCACTGCCTCTTAGAGAAGTCATGATTTTCCAGCGTAATATCCGAATTAGTCTTGAATGAAACTACCATTTTTTTCTTTTCCTTTCCTTATCTTGTATAGATATTATACCATTTTTATGGCCAAAATTCAAATTTGTAACGTAAAAAAGACCTGTGAGAATTCAGTCCCACAGGTAGAAGTAATATTCAGAGAAAAGGCGGAAAAATCTCTTCTTGGCATGTTCGCGCGCACGATAATCGACTCCATCCCCCATCTCACTAAGTGCCAATGACATCTGGTCAATAATATTATTCCATGTCTCTTCATTTTTTTGATTGTCTTCTTCATCAATAAGATAAGGAACGCCAGAATGATTATTGCGAAAGTGGGTAAGAAGTTCATTCATTACCTGACGATGCCACTCAAACATTTCGAATCTAGCCTGCGGGCAATATCCATGTCGAAGAAGAAAAATAAGTCTTCTAAACCAAATATAGAGGTCTTCGAAGAAAACTGATGGGCGCCAACTAGTAAAAAGCGCCCAAGTTAGATGTGTAATGGGCTTCCCCATCAGGTCATCTCCCAATAGATATAGTCTTCAGGATCAATCTTAGGGTCATCCGGACTAGCGCATTTCGCCATATCAATAAAATCCAAAAGGAATTCAAAGAAATCCGCACTGCGCGTGCAGTAGTCCATATCACACTTTTCCTCATCAATCATGTCATCGAGTTCAGTAATCAGACTATATTTTTCATCTGTAGAATTCGTCCAACTGCCAATTTCTTCCTGTCGTTTCTGATACTTACGAATCATTGCTTTATGTTCGCGCGCGCGATTGTTTCTCTCAGCAGCCATCTGGCGCAGCTCCTCTTCATGAAGTACTCGTCTATTGCAAAAGTTACTGCTTCCAAACTGGATGTTCAAAGCTTCGCCAACCATAGAACTGCCACCAAAAGAAGCAATCGGATAAAACTCTTTATTAGCTGTCTTCATATAAAAGGTATAATCAATGCTCATATTAATCCTCCTTTGTTAGCCAAGCCTCTTCTTCATTCGTTACATCATAAATGGGAGTATCCATATCGTCAGTGTATTCGAGTGTGACGTTTTGAATTTCGTCGGCGCCGTAATACTCTTCAATCTGGGCGAGAGCTTCCGTAGAAGAAGGGCCAGAAGCTACTCCCTTGAAAGTCTTTTCTGTATAAGTAGACTTGCCGCCATCGAGTGGATCTTCCCACCATCCAAGAACAACTTTGAAACGAACCATTTTATTTCTCCTCCCATTCATGTTTTACGAGCCAATATACTCTCTGGCCACTACCATTACTAGAACAAGCAGCTTCTCCGCGTGCCATCATCGCGCGCAGTACACCAGAAACTTGCGCCGGAGTTACCTCAATTCTGAATTTGCGCATTGCCATCGCGCTAATCGACTTAGAAGATTGACAACTACTTTCCTCAAGAATCTTTTTGACTACCTCTTTTGTCTCCATTACATTGCCTCCACGAACCAATAACGCATACGGCCGTCCTTGCCCTTTTCCTTACGAATCGTTCCCAAATCGCAAAGAGAACTAAGACATCGCGCGAGCTTCTGCGGAGTGACTGATACTAGCTGGATATTGGCCGTGCGTAGTTCCTCACACGTCATTGCACGCTTCTCATCAGAAAGAGTCAGCATCGCCTCGATTGTCCATCTCTGTGTATCCTCCACAGAATACTTCGACGTTCTACGATATCCAGCCATAACATCAATTCCTTTCTTATCTCATTTTCTACTAAAATTATACCATAATTTCAAAAGAATTTCAAATTACTTACAATCCTCGTCTGTACCATTCACCATATCTTCTATTTCATCATGCCACTCAAGAGTAATGCCGAATTCGGGTTTCGCGTGGTCATACTCAATTACAAAAATACCGACGCCAATATCATCCCAGTACGCCTTTACTTGATAGTCTGCATCCGTGAACATACGAATAGCATTGCCAATGGTGGTATTGAATTCTTCTTTTGTTTTGAACTTGTTGCGATCAAGAACGAAAGTATTAGGCTTCATATCAAATTCCCCTTTCAATTGTATCAATTTGATGATAGAGCGCGCCAATCAGTTCTTTGTGCGCGATCGACACTTCTCGCATTGTGTGCAACTCCTCTTCTTGATGGCGCAGTCTAGTAAGAGCTTCACGCGCGATTCTCTGAATATCAGTGTCCGGAACGCTATCGATAATTTTATCAAGGTTCGCACAAATTTCCTTAGTCGTCATCGCTCTTATCTCCTTTCCAGCAGGCAAACATATAAACGCCAAGCATCGTGAACTCAACAATATAAATAAGCCAATGCGGATAATTATTGATAGAAGCCCATGCATTCCAACCAAAAATTGTGCCAAGATACCCAAGAATTCCGAAAATTAGCATCTTCAACTTCATTTCTCCTCATCCTCCTCAGAAAGCTCAATAAACTTTAGACAGATATCAAGCCATTTATCAAAATTTCTTACGCTGTATGTTTGAATAATGCGAGAGATTATTGGGTCAATCTTCAAAGAACCACTTCGTGTATCCCATCTAAGAATCATTACAACAGTGCAGCTCTCAACTAGATTATTAGGAAACCATTGAACAATTTCCCACTCATGATCTTCTGTTTTTCTTAGTTCATAATTCTTGTATCTCATCTTATCTTATTGCTCCTTTACTTCACAAAGCATCTGGAATAGATAATCCGCCACGTCTTCCCGACAAATTACATATTTTCCCTGTTCAAGGAGGTCGCGCACGATGTTAATCTCCTCTTCATATGCTTCAATAGTATCGGCAGGTGTCCATTTGTGGTCACGGATTTTTTGACAATACTCACGGAAGCAAATTCCCTTCGGGGTAATTGTTGCATTCTTCATCTTCGCATACTCCAATTTTTGAGAAATTTTCTTGAAGATACTCATCGTTTTCCTCCTTCATTTTCTATAAATATTATATCAGATTTTTGGTTGTTTTTCAAATTAGTCAAGTTACTAGATAGGAATTTCACTTACTATAGTAGAGATATTATTTTTAAGAGGTGAAATAGATGTCAAAGCAAGATGTTATAGACTATGTGATGGAGACGCCACATAATACTAATAGAGCAGTATTAGAGGGCTTAGTAGATACAGCGGTTGAAGAAAGTCAAGTTCAAGCAGATTGGGATCAGAATGATGAGACTGCTAAGGATTATATCAAAAACAAACCCACAATCGACACTGCTCTTTCCTCCACTTCTGAAAATGCAGTCCAGAATAAAGTGGTCAAAACGGCGATTGATGAGGTACAGAATACGGTTAAGGAATATATTGGTAGTAAAGTTTCAGACAAAGAACTAATCCTCTTCTCTTCCACTGAAAACTCCACGAAAAAATTCAAAATAACCGTAAATGACTCCGGCACCATCTCCGCCAAAGAAGTCACAGAGGGTGCATAACTCTTAGTTGATAAAATAACTGAATAATGTCAAGCCTCACAGATAATTTTCTACTTTCAAAAGAGAGAAATTATCTGTGAGGTGATTTTATCTAAAATGGCACTTACAAAACGAACATATGTTTCACGCGAGACAGCAATAACCGCGCAAAATCTCAACGAGATTCAAGACGCAATTATCGGACTAGAGAACACTCAAATACCGACTTCTCTAAAAAATCCCTACTCTATAAAAGTAATCCAAGGCGCGGCTACTACAACCTATGACGGCAGTGAAGAAAAAACAATCACTGTACCTACAACAACAGATGTCAATGCAAATACAACGGCGCGCCACTCTCACTCTAATAAATCTATTCTTGACCAAATAACAAAAGTTCCAGCGGACTATACTCTACCAATAGCATCTGCATCTGTTCTAGGAGGAGTAAAACCAGTTGAAAAAACTGACACAATGACACAATCTGTTGGAGTAGATGCAAATGGTCTACTCTATACCGCGCCCGGTTCCTCTAGTGGAGGCGGCGCGACAATTACAATAAAAACTTGGACGGAGGCCGATGCGACATAATGGCAACTCAAACTTCTTCTACCGAGGAAAACAAATGAAAAAAGACCAATTTTTCTCCATTATTCAAGACATTTATTCTTTCTACCTTTGGATAGAGTGCGTAGCAAACGAAACCCATCTAAATCTCTATGATACTCCAATAGAGGAATTCGCAGATCAAATGGTGCGTCGAGTCGCTGAAAATTTTCCTGACACAGAACACGTAATTGAGCTAATCTTCCATTGGTTTTGGGTTGATTATTGCTGTGCAGAAAAAATGGAAGAGCTATGGAACAAAATAAACCCCGAAGACAACTAAAGTCTTCGGGGCTTTTCTATATTTACTTTAGAAGGAAGTTCCAGGAATTTGCGCCGATGATGCCATCAACGCCAAGATTATGCTCCCTCTGCATCCTCTTTACGCCCTCTTCCATCTTCGCGCCAAAAAGATTGTCCCAAGCAGGAATTGTATATGGATAATATCCCTTTTCCTTCATTAGAACCATCGCTGCGTGAACAGACTTATTGCTGCTGCCTTTCTTTAGGACTGGTAGTTCCACGTTTACTTTTTCCTCCTTTACTGGTGTTGGGGTCGGATTAGAAGTCTCTGGTTCATATTTCGGTCGAATAATCATCATAATACAAGACTTGGGGCGAGTTCTAATTTGGACTTCGCCACCGTTTGAATTACTAGTAACCGAAGTATTGCCTTCAATCGTTTGATAAGAACCGTCGTCATTATGAGAAATAATGAGCCCAACGTGGTCAGGTTGCGCATTAGCATTCCAGTCAAAAAGAACGATATCGCCACATTGGCCGCCATCTCGACCGACTTGGAGCTTTTGTTGCTGGCCCCATGATTGGATAGCGAAGCAACTGGCAGTTTTCTTTCCATAATAGAAAAGACTAGAAGCTCCAGCCATTCGGAAAATGTCCCAAACAAACGTAGCGCACCAAGGGAATGAGCAGCCCCACAGGCCATCATATACTTCGCGGCCATAGTAGTGAGTATTGAACACTACATTGTTAGAATTTGCGGGAGACTCTTTCGTTCCGACGTAAGTTTTTGCGAGTTTTATAATGTCACTAGCTTTTGCCAAGTTTTTCACACTCCTTTCTTCTTTTATTTTCTATAGATAGTATAGCATGGTTTTGAGAATTTTCAAATTTTGGAGAGAAGATATTTTGTATATCATTTTATTCCTCGATGTACATGCCAGGTACAAAGTAGATCATGATCGCTCCTCCTTACTCGATCGCCTCGTTGACCGTCACCACAATCACCGCCGAATCTGTTGTCGAAGGATAACTGAACCTGAGCTTTGTGTAAAGCGTATTGCTGTTGCTCGTGAACGTGATCGTGTCTGTTACGGCATCATAAGCGTACCCTTCAGCATTTTGAAGGTGTATTGCTCCGGTCCAGGTTTTCCCGTTGAAGTAGCAGATTCGATATGTTGACGCATCCGTGTTTGCTTTAGACCCTTTTATTCGCACGGTTACGCCGCTTCCGCCGAGCTCAATATCGTTCGATACATTCTGCGAAGAGTTGGCTTCCAGCGCCGCGCCGCTGTTGATACGATATCCTGCGTGGATGCCACTTGGATCAAATAGGTTTGTATAAGCCGTTGTTGTCGGCACTGCCGTCACTGTGATAGCAATGTCCCCGGTCACACTTGGGATCGCGATTTTGCCCCCGGAATAATATGTCGACACGTCGACACCCCCCATCATGATTGTTATCGTCGCCCCGGTAAGCATATACCCGCCTACGGGAGTGATCGTCGCGCCATACCCTTCTCCGTCTGCTGCCGCTTTTTTTGCGTTGTCGATCGTGCAGTTTTTCAGCGTTTTGGTCACAGCGTGCCGCCGGATCGCTTGCGTCCCGGAAAATACTTCCGCTGTGACGTCTTGCCCTCCCATCATGACTTTTACGCTGCTGATGACCTTCCCGCCGGTCGGTGCGAT